AGAAGCAAAAGTTGGTACGCATGTAAAACGCATCATTGCATCTCCAAGGTCAGTCATAAAAGCAATCTTAAAATCATCAATCTGCCTTGTTGGGTTTACCTCCCATGTAGGTCTTTTTAATGCAAAGACTCCTGGATATTTGTATGAAGTGATATGGTCTTCATCCCAGGAAATTTCAAACTTATTATTTGGGTCTGTGTCAGGAAGTAGGGGATTGATTATAAACTCATGGGTTCTTTCAACTACTTCTTTTTCAGCAACGACTGCGTCGTACTTCTCTGAGATATAGTCTCCTGGGTATCTTGGGAATGAAAGTAAAACAACTTTGCCAAGGTCTGGAAAGCGAGAGTCAACTGATCCACGGAAAGCCTTGTAGATATTCTCAGCAGTCTTTCCTTGTTCGTTACCTGTTCCAACCTCAGATGCAAAACCAGAGATCTCATCAAGAACTGCAAGGAGCAAGTTCAGACCCTCATGTGACTCACGCTCTGAGTGACCAGAGTAAACTGTAATAGATTTGTCAAACTCAACAGAGTCTGCTTTAGCATAAAACTTTCCAGCAAACCATGGTGATCTTTCAATCTTTGATTTAAAACCTTTAAAGAAAACATTCTTTGCCTGCTGTGCGTTAATAGCAACGTTAATTAAATCAATAGCATCTCCAGAGGGCTTACCAAAATACTTTGCTGGGTCTTTTAAACATAATAGTTTATATACGATATATGCACAGGCTACTGTTGATACAAAGTCTTTTCCAGATCCCTTGCCAAGTTGCAAAATAATTTCATTCTTGGTATATTTTTCAAAGTATCTTGTTCCTTTTTCTTCTCCCATAAGGTCTATGAGATCTTCTTTACGATATATCTGGCTCATTGCCTCAACGATGTCATACTGAATATCAGATAGTCCAGGCTGCCCAAGGTATGCTTCACCCTCAACAAATGTCTTTGCGTCTACTGGTGTTTCTTGAAAATGATTATCTTTAAGTACCTCAAGGAACTCATTGAACATCGTGGACAACTGTAATCACCTCGTTGTCTTTTGCAAATGAAGATAGCCTACGCATAATCTCATCACGAATTTGTGGGTATTCTGATGCAATGTCTTTTAGAATAAGAACAAGAACTTCTTGTCTTCTTTCAATCTCCATCATCTCTTCTGCTAATTCTTTATTCTCAAGTAAACCAGCCTTCTGTAGCATATCAATACGTTTAGATTCAATGTCCATGACAAGTTTGATTGCAGCAGTCTTTGCGCTAAGATTGTTTGTCATTGATGCTTCATCAATAACTTCATATGTACGAGAAACTAACTTGCTGTAGTGTGTATCGGCAGCAGCAAGTGCTTCTTTAGCACGAGCACGGATTGCATCATTAGCAGATGCCATAACCTTCCACTCATTAATAAGGGTTACAACTCTTTGTCTTGGGATGTCAAGTTGCTTAGAGATTACCGTTGGGTCATTACCTTTTAGGTATTCTTCTACCACTTGATTTACTTGGTCAAGGTGCTTAACTAGATCATCTTCAGTTGACATATTTTCCCTCTAGTCTATTAATTTCATCCTTGATATAAAAGATTGCTTTCTCAAGATCTTGTATTGTCTTTGCCTCATCTTTAAGTCCTGCTCTCCACAAATACTTAAAGGCATTACCAATATTAAAATTACGGTGGCGAGTTATCTCAATGCACTCAATACCAGATGGGTCTGAGGTGTAGTGTAAAGGATTATTAACTTGATCAACTGTTATGTTTAAACTTTCACTCATCATCTTCCTCCCAATCAAAAGACTCTGGAATATCCTTTAATGTAATAATCGTGTATGTTAGACCTGCTGCAGCAAAGAGTGACATTAAAAATAACACATGTTTAATTTTTTTCATCGCTTTGATTTCCTTAATCTAAATTTGGCAAGGTATACGTAAATGGTCTCTAGGCTCACTCCGCACTCCTTTGCAATCTCTTCTGGAGTCTTCTTATCCATAAGATATCTCTTACGCATAAAGACTTCTGATGTATATAGTTTAGCAGCCATGATGTTATTTGTCAACTCCTGGGACCTTCCAGTCAAGGTCTTCTCTTTTTACTGGCTCTGCATCTCTGATACCCATCATATGCTGATAGCCATCAATCTTGTCATATTCTGGATTATATTCTGTCATTTTTAAATTAATACCACTTCTTCTGCAATACTCTTGAGTAACCTCTAGAGGTATATCTCCATGCATTCCAGTTAATTTTCCAGAAAAAAGTAAGTTAAGTTTTAACATTGCATTCCTTGAGTGCTCCCAATGATCTTTTTTCTTATCATCTGCCCATGGTCTTGCAGTGCTATACCTACTTAACTTTTCTCCTGGGTACTGCCTTGAAAGATGATGGTAGGCAAAAATTTTTGATGTTGCAAACATCCTCCATCCTCTACCCCAAGACTGTAAGGAAACATAAGGCTCTTCTCCATTAAAGTTCATCTCTGGATCCAATGGAACCTCATCAACATAGGACTTGTCTGCAAAACACCAGGTAAAGTGTACCCAATAGTTTTCATGAACATCCCCATCTTCAGGTGGTACGCTTCCAACTGGAAACCAGTATCCTGGAATAAAATCTGTTACTTGCTGCAATCGTGGATCCCAGCCAGTTATTGAAGGGTGATACAAATTTGTCTTTACTTTATCTTTATATCTAATAGACCAATCTTCATTATACTCAAAATCTGGAGGACAAAGTGTTAAAATTGCTTTTCCTGTTTCAGATTTTGCCTTTGCTTTTGCATATTCTTCTAAGCATGTCACATCCCAATCTTGCTCAAACCTAGTGTGTCCACATATAAATAAAACATGATCAAATTCAACTGGTAAATATTTTGTTGTTAGGTCTCTTGCCCATAGAATACCTCTGTACTCAGATAAGTCAAACTGTCTATATAACAATTGGCTTTCTGGTATAAAACTAAGATCTGAATAAAATTCTGGGAAATGTTCTTCAACTATAGAGAAGAAAAGGTTGTCCTTATCTTTTGCTTTAGAGTAGCAGTCAAGAACTGTTCCCAACAGGTCTCCCTCTTTATAAGAAATTATTGATACTAGTGTTGTCATATTGCCTTCTCCCAGTTCTTAATTGCCCAATGACCGATACCACATGCATCTGCAACATCGTTATCAGTAATGGTTCTATCATAGATTGTATTGATAAACCTTATAGTTCTTTCTTTACGAAGGTTTCTTTCGTATGTCTTATACCAAGAGACTGATTTACCAGGATTCTGTGAACGAATAAATAGTTGTTCGTCTTTAGATATCTTCTTATTTCCTATATAGTTTTGCCAAGTAATAGGAGAAACCTTTCCTATAATTTTGGTTCCAGTTTGTCCTGCCGATCCAAGGATTGCCCCCTGAACTAGGGCAAGATCTGCAGCAGTCTTAGGACTATTCATAAATACTGTGTGCTCAATAATTATTGCTTCAAAACCACCGCATATATCAAAAAAGGCTTTTACTTTTTTACCAGCGTCCATAACTTTTTGATATACATCATCGCCTTCAAAGTTAATTTTTCCTACAGACTCAAGGTCCTCTCCAGAAAATAATGCAAAGGCAAGGCTGTTAGTACTAGCGTCAATAGCACAAATCTTGTGTGGCTTGACTTCTATACCCCATTTATTTTTTGCCATTTGTTTTATCCTTAATTGCCTTAATTGCTTTGCTTACCGCATCTGGATTTACCGAACAAGATGAGCACACGGGGTGATCATTATATATTGATAGCGATACAGAACAAGATTTACACAATCTTATTTTGCCTTTTCTTTTTAATCTTTTTGATTGTATATACCTTGCAGCAATTTTTTCTTTTGTTGCAAGTTCTCTACACTCTACGGAGCAGTATATTTGGTAAGATACAGACTGCTGAAATTGTTTATCGCAAAAGTTACAATGTCTCACTCAGGATCTCCAGAGGTGCTATTTTTAACACGCCTGGACCTGCAGACTCACATGCTTTTTTAATTGGGCATGACTTGCATATCTTGGAATTTGATCTATAGTTTTTGTTTGGCAGGGTTCTGTCTTCCCATGTCTTTCTAACTAGTCTCATCCAATCAAATGCCTGGTCTACCCACCGACGGTAATGATCGTTTACATCTACAGGTATCAAAAGAAGTTCATGATTATTTTTATTTTCATAAAT